GAAATAGGTATTGAAGAATTTAAGGAAGAAAAAGATTTGGTTAATGGCCAGATTGAAAAGGTCCAAAACAGTATTAATCAAGGCCCTTCCATTTCTTCCCTGGAACTTGAAATTCAGAAGAATAATGCAACGCTTGAGGCATTAAAGATTGAAGAAAAAGAAAAAGCAATCCAATACCAAAAAGATGCAATGGCAATTGCCTTAAATGAATTAACTTCCGATTTGGAAAAAAGGTTAATCCGAGATGCTGAATTAAAGGAATTTGCAAAAGAGGCCTCATTAAACAGAATTTCAATTAATGAAATTGAAATACGTATTTCATATATAAAGGGGGAATAATGGAATTTTTAAACAGTATTTCAGTTCATATATTACTTCAATGGTTAATGATCGGCCTTTCTTCAATTGGTTTTGTGGTTATTATAGGCCAGTTATATGCCATTTTAAGACGTATTAACCTTTTTATGCGTATTTCGAATCGGCCCTTGAGGCCCTTGAAAAGACGGTATTAAAGCAATTGGAAGAAATTAAAGTCTTAAAAAGGGGGAATAATGCCTAAATACCTTTTCATTTATATAATTGGATGTATAACGCCAATTGCATTAATGCTTTTCATAAATTTCGCTGAAAAGTACCACCATAATAATGGCCGGCCTATTTGGGATGATCTCACTGGCAAAAGGCATTATGAACTAAACTCAAAAGGTCCGGAATAATTCGGACCTTCATTTATGGCCATTATGGCCAAAGGAAAATAAAATGAAAAAGCTTTTTGTATTAACATTATTAACTTTACTTTTTGCCTGTGGCAAAAAAACCACCACCACCACAGAAAAATGCCTTCAAAACCATCATTATAATGGTTATACGTGCATTAAAACGGTTTCAACCGGAAGTCAGACCAAAAAACTTTCCGGCGAAAAAACGATCATTGAAAAATGCCTTCACTTAATTAAGGAAAAGAATAATCGTTATGAATTATGCGTTGAAGATTTCATTGAATTTAATCGTCAAGAAAAGGCCATAAAGGCCGAATTTAAACAAGGCCTTTAAGGCCGGGGGGAAGTTATGATTTTTATTTTAAAAATATTGTTTATAATGATTGGCCTGGCCGTTTTGGGTTTTGCAATACTGGCCGGAATTTCAGGCCTATTGGTTTTGGTTAATAACTTGACCGGCCACAGACTTTATAAACCAAAAGGTTTTGAATAACCTTTTTCTTCCCATTGCCAGTTTTAAAGAGGCCCTTCACAGGGCCTTTTTTTTGGCCTTGTCCCAATACCTTTTTATAATTGGAAGGCCTCAGGGCCAAAATACGGGCCTCAAAAAACCTAGAATTAAGGGAGATCTGGTTAATCCTGGTTAATTCTTCATTTAAAGCTTTTTCTTCCTTGACTTTAAATTCAGCATTACACCTATAATAAACTATAAAACACTTAAGGCCGGTTTAAGGCCAGGGGAAGTTATGGGATTGTTTATTGCTGGCCTATTTATGATGGTACTGTGGGCCTTTAAAATTGTGGCCTGTATTTTTCTGGCCATTATTCCAATAAGTTTAATCATTATAATTTTTAATCTAATTAAATACAGGCAAATTATTGCCCCCGATCAAGGAAGGAAGAAATGAAAATTTCAGAAATTGAGTTATTCGGTGAATTAATCAAGGCCCACCGATTAATGAAGAAAAATGAAGTAAAGTTTAAGGCCCTGGCAATTAAAGGAAAAGGAATTATGAAAAAGCACAAAATTTCAATTTGGGAAAATTCTTCCGGAAGTATTTTAATTAAACAGACGGCTAGTAAGCGGTTTAATAAAGAGTTATTAGAAAAGGCCGGAATTAAATACGATACTTTCTGCCAAATTAAAAAAGGGGAAAGCTTTAATGTCTCACATAAATAAAACACAAATAAGAATTATTGAGGCCTTCGAAAATTCAGTAAGGCCCGATTTAAAATGCTCTAGTAAAATGGCGGAAAAAATAAGCGGTATTAATGCGACTAGGTATTGGAGATTAAAGACCGGCCTGGCCGATATGAAATTGAAAGAGGCCAGCATTTTAAATCAAATTACTAGGGCAAGATTAAGATTAAGATAATGCAAGGATGCTCTCCTTAATAGGCCATGGAAGGCCTCTCTTTTTTTCAAAAGGAATTGAAAAATGAATATTCCAAATTATATTGCTAGGCCTGAAACTTCCAAGAAATCAAAGCTAGGAAAGGACACCGGCCACCTTAATTCTATAGCCTATTTATGGCCGGGGAAGGTCTGTTATGACTCTAGAAAGTGTTATAAGACTTGTTATGCCCACCATGGCCACCTAAAAATGAATGAAAAAGTATTAAAAGAAAGATCGGAATTATATTTAAAGAGAAAAGATTTATTTATATCGATGCTAGAAATTGACATATGTCACCTAGTAAAGGTGGCAAAGAAAAAAGGCCTAAAACCTTCTTTTAGATTAAATGGGACAAGTGACATAGACACGCAAAGTCTAGGCCTTATAGAAAAGTACAAGGAAGTGCAATTTTATGATTACTCAAATAATTTCAATAGATATTCTAGATTCGATAATTACTATTTGCTTTATTCTTTTAAGGGAGACAATGCCGGGGAATGTATCAAGAAATTACGTGACGGGTTTAATGTTGCTGTTGTTTTTTCAGGCCCTTTCCCTAAAACGTGGCATGGATACCCCGTTATAGATGGTGAGATTAATGATTTAAGATTTTTAGATATGCCTGGCCATGTTGTGGCCCTTACTCCGAAAGGGAAGCTTAAAAAGGAAAAGGGAATTAAAGAATAATTCCCCTTTCTTAAATTCATTCTGAAGGCCATGGATGGGCCGCACAATTGAACCATCTAGTAGGTAGTAATTTGCCTTTTTTTAAAATTGAATATCTGGATTATTTAAGTAAAGAAGTATCACGGCCAATTTTTCATGCCTTGATAGCAATGGAATATCTTTGCTATTATACAATTTTGCAAACTCTTTTCCAAAAAGGTTTCTTTGCCCTTCATGCTCATATAATTCATCTTTAATAACTTCAATTCCTGCTTGTTCATTAAATGCCATTGGTAATCTCCTTTATGCGGTTAGTGTCTGGTTTGTCCCCTAGTAGTGAGGGATTAATTCTTAATATATTGGCCTTGCCAACTTTTTCAAGGCGTATATAGTTATAATTTTCTAAAAGTTTTAAAAGCTTTTTAGTGTACTTTGTTCTAAAAAATCGACAATGGACTCTTTCAAGTTTACTCAAAGGTTCATCTGTATGAATAAAGCGAAGTTTAAAAAGGTCTATAATGTCATAGGCCATAGTATAAACAGGTCTATTTTTTTGCAGAATTAAATTCCTATAATTGTATTCTAATATCTCCCTGGCAGTTTTTAGTGAGGCCAGGGAAATCTTGCTCATTTGCTCTCTTTTAGGTTTAAGAAATTCTATTAGGTAGGCGAGGATTGCAATTTTTCCTGAAAACTTCCCTATGAAAGAACCAACAAAATCCTCATGGCCTTTTCGTCTTACTTCTATTTCTTTTAGGTATTCCATATAATAGACTTGGGCGGGATCTGTGAAAGTAACGGCGGAAGGTTGTAAACTTCTTGCACATTCAAAAACCTGATTAACTTGCTCTGTGATTTTTTCATCAATTTCTTCGTCAATTATTTCTCTTTCAATGCTAGTTTCAGCAGAGAGTAATGCTCTTTGAAGAAAACCATCATCATGGTTTTTAATAGTTTCTTCTAGCATACCTTCTAAAAGAGATGGTTGAAGGTTTCCAAGTAGTGCAATTCCGGCCTCTTTTAAAAAGTTTTCTCCCTGATTTTTGGTTTGATAGCTGGCCCCTTCCCCATCATGGCATTGTAAAAGGAATTGTCTGAATCCTTCGTAGCCTGTTTTTTTGAAAGTGTTCCACAGTGAGGAGAACTCATCTTTCTTAAATAAAACTCCTTGGGGGTTGTTTTCTAATACTTGGTAAAGTTTTTCGGGAGTAATTAAATCTATCACAAATTGTCTTTTATATACCTTATGTTCCTCTAGTTCTCTTTCTATATCGACAATTCTACTCTCCCAGGATTCTATTTCATGCTCAAGGTTGTCATTTTCCATGCTCTGTTGGATAAAATCATCTAGCTTTCTGTTGGCATATTTTAGTTTTTTATTTATACGATTTAAAATCGGTCTAACTTCTGCCTGTTTTTCTTTAAAGGTTTCATTCTCTTCCGCTTGGAACTCTTTTAATATACCGGAGACTCTTTTTGTTATGGGTGATTTTTTAGAACCTGACCTAGCTATATGGAGAGTCCAAAGAATAGGAAAAACAGTAAATCCTAGATCCTTTTTCTTAGGGAAAATAGTAGTTTTAGTTCCTATTAGAGATGATAAAACAGTGAGAGCTTGCATAAATAGTGGGCCAATATCACACTGGACATTCCTTGATGAGGCTTCAATCCATTCTCTCCATGGGCCTTTTGGAATTATACTTGGATCTAAATCCTTAACATGATCTTCTATGGTAAATGGAATCGGTGCTGGCCATTCCTTCCCCTGGTATATTCTGGAATAGGTATTTGTTTTAGGCCTTTCTATTTCCTGGGGATGCTTCTTTTTAGCGGCGAAAGTTAGCCTGTGACTAGCTATAAACCACTCGGCATTGGTTTCCTCATCACCACATCTAGGGAATCTATCCCTATCCTTAAAGAATAAATTATGCGGATTCCTGGCCCTCCCATGATCTACCAGGTGTTGAATGGCATCGTCCCTGGAAAAGTTTCTTGCTATGACTTTGGCGACTTCGGACTCCATATCCAGAAAACGGCCATCGAGGTTCCCGTCTAAAGTCTTTTCTACCTTCGGGGCAATAGGATCATCCTGTGTATTTAGGCCCCTGGCGATATCTATATATTTAGACTCGAATACTGGAATAGCATCAAAATCAGCATCAATTAATGGATATCCTCTTGTCTTATAAAATAGTGGATCTGTATTATCGCCCTGGGAGTGAAGGCCATCGACTACGGCATATTTTCCCCTAAGAAAAAACTCTATCTCGTTATGAGTTATGATCCCCCCACTAGGGAGAGGCTCGCTATCACTGTAGCGTTGACGGAAAAATCTTTTCTCCCCCTTTTTACCAACTACCGCATATTCAGAGGGTTGCATTTTTTGCAGAGCAAACGGATCATTTCTATCAATATCCACACAGGCCAGATTAGATGCTGGCCCTAGCACTACAGCAACGCCAGAGGCATTGCTATAATTCCAAGAGTCAATCTGTTTTTCGGTTGGTAAGATATCGGAAAACTGTGACCACCCTGTTATAATAGTGCCTTTTCCAGTGAACCCGTTAGCACCTTTGCGTTTCTTGTGCACTGGAATAGCAGAGATTCCATTTTCTCGGTATTCGTGTAACAATTGTTTTATTCTACTTTCTGTTAACGGTTTTGTTGGCATTGTAGAACTCCTTTATTTCGCTTAGTGTTTGTTGGGAGGAACGGCCTACTATAAATAGGCCGTTTCTTTTTTCTATTTGTTTTTTAAAATTCTTCTGGTGTTTTGATAAACCTGCTTTCCCCGTTTTGATCTCTATAAAACCACACGTCAGATGCCCTTGATAGGGCAAGAGAAAATAGATATCGCTCATTCCTTTTGTGCCAATACTGATCGGCGATCCGTTCTTCCGGTAAAACAGGCCGACGTGCTGTTGGAAGATTAACATCTCTGGAAATTCCTTTTGTAAGTCTAGGCATATTATCCTCAATAGATCCTGGTGATCTTTATAGTAATTTGGTTTCAACGGTAACGATTGTGTCATTGCTAGCTGATCCATGTGGTACGAGTAGTATTTCTATTATTTTAAAGCCTCTAGTCTTGCCAATGCCTCCACTGTTCCACCCGAAAGAAATTACGTGTGAGCCCTTTTTCGTTATGCGTTTAACTTCCTCTTTTCTCTTAGAGTAAAAAGAGGATTGTGTGTCTGTTTTAAGAAGTTTTCTTCTAATTAATCCGTAGGCCTCTTGCATTTGCCTGGGTGAATATGGGGGGTCGAATAGGACACCATCTATGGAATTGCTTGGAATCTTTTTTAAAAATTCCAAGGCCTCTAAATTAAAGGTGGCATCAAATGTAGGGTTAATATCATTGCTGGCCCTACAGTAATCTTTGAAGATTGAATTTCTAACGAATGGATCTATCCAGGCCTTTTCAGCGTCTATATATCTCTCGATAAGTTCCCTAACGGGTTTCATTTTAAATGTTTCTTTAGTTGGGTAGCACCACTTACGATTAATCAACATATTCTTTCCATTTATCTCCAAACTCCTTTTGTAGGCGTTGCTTTGCAAAGGAAGGAATATACCTGGCCTTCTTGTTTCTTTTCAAAGAATTGTATCTTGAAAGGATATGAGCTTTTTCGATTGCCTTCTGGTCAGTTTCTAGAATTGTTAGTTCCCCGTCAACATAATCAATATTACGTTCTCTCTTTTCTGCAAAGCCACAATTGGGACAAGGGCCTCTAGGATATACAAAGAAGCATTCTATGCAGGTTTTCATTTCTATGTCCGACTTTTTGGATCTCTTTGGCGGTGGTTCTAAACTTATTTCCCTGGGCATATAGATAGATCCATGCTCTAAGGTATTTCCGGCATTATCTATTACTATACAGTTTTCTTTCCCAGGGTGTGGCCTTAATCCACGGCCTAATGCCTGGATGTGCCAAATGAGTGACCTGGTAGGTCTACACACTTGAATACAGGAAATCTGTGGAGCATCAAAGCCAACTGAAAATATATCGACATTGCACACAACTTTTATTTTACCTAGCGTAAGTTCGCTGATAGCGGATATTCGCTGGGTATCTGTGGAGTTTGCATCAAGATGAATTGCCGGAATCCCCTCATCCAGGAATTTATCTCGAATCATTTTTGAGTGTTTAATGTTAACGGCGAACAAAAGCGTAGGCCTACCTTCTCCCAACCGTTTCCACGATTTAACAATATCTCCGATGATTCTTGATCCGGATGACACTTCAAAGAGTTGTCTTTTGTTGTAGTCTCCACCACTAAGTTGCACCTTAGATGCATCAATGGTTGCGGGGGCGAATGTCCTCTCTGGTACGAGGTATCCCTGGTCTCTAAGCTCGTAGGCCTGGATGGGATTGACGACTGACTCAAACCAAGAATTGTCACCAAAAGGAGTAGCAGTAAAGCCAAGAATGAAGCAACTACCATAAGCACTAAAAAGCGAATTATACTTTTTCCCCGTTTTTCGTGCATCGTGGGATTCGTCAACAATAACAAGGGTATTAGAATTACCAATGTGAGGATATATATCTCTGGCGCTGAGAGTATCGACTGAACAAACTTGAACCAACTTACTTCCATCTTTTCTCCAATGGCCCCCCATGTGAATGCCATGGGGGATGCCATAATTGTCTAATACTTTACTTGTTTGATTTACCAGGTTTCGTCTTTTTACGACCACCACTACTGGGAGTCCGAAGTCGAAGTGATTCTTTATAAGTTGGACAAAGGTGAGTGTCTTTCCTCCTCCGGTGGCTAGAGCGAATAAGACTTTTCTTAGGCCCTGTTGAAACTTTTCGTGGACTTCGCTTATACCCTGCTGTTGATAGTCCCTGAGATTTAAACTCATTGTAGATGTCCTTTGCCTTAACCTTTCCATTTGTCACTTCCTCTATTCTAAATGCTAATAATACTGATGGGATATGTTTTTGCGTTAACAAATTATACACCGAGCTTCCATTGATACCTACCTTCTCTGCAAACAACTCTTTACTCATTCCAGTTTTCTCAAAATACTGTTTTAACTTAGTTCTCATTTTCTCCTCCGATGGTTATTGACTTCTAGGATTCTAGGTCCTAGCATTCTACAAAGTCAACAAACAAAAGGAGATTTGAAATGAGTTCAGCGTTTAAAGAATGGTTACATTACAAGGAAAGAGTGCAACATTTTCAACAGTGTTTAATCGGTGTGGAGGCCCAGATATACAATGAAAATAAGTTGAAACTAAAGGCCAAACCTGAAGGCACAGTGGATCTAAGCAATGACTGTTATACTGTAAAAGTAACCAACAAAATTACTAGAACAATTAACCAAAAAGAAGCGGAGAAGTTTGGCGGAGTAGGTCTTGTCACAAAGTATGCTTTCTCTAAAACTGAGTACAACAGATTGCCGGATTCAAACAAAGCGCAGATAGATAACTGCATGACAACAAAGCCAGGCAAACCAGGTTTTAAAGTAGAGGTGAAGGATGAAAATAGGTAATACTAAAACCGCCAGTAGATCCAGAATGGCCGCACTAATTGTCGGCCCCTCTGGGGTTGGCAAGACATCTCTGGCAGGGACTCTCCCTGCCAAGGAGACCTTAATCATCTCTGCCGAGGCAGGGCTTATGTGCCTCCAGGGAACTAGTATTGACATGGTAGAGGTATCCACTAAGAAAGAACTTGATGAGGCACTGACCATGATTACCAAGCCCACCAAGTATAAGTATATCTTCATAGATAGCTTGACAGAGATTGGAGATATCTTTCTAAAGGAGTTAAAAAGTGATCCCAAATACAACGATGCAAAACAAACCTTTAAGTTATACGGAGCTTATAATGATCTCATCACTTCCTACACAAAGGCATTTAGAGACCTTACTCAGTATTCCATCTTTATCACTTGTCTTGACTCAACGAAGGCTGATGGACTTGAAAAAGTCCATACTTTTAATATCCCCGGACAGAAGGTAAAAGACGATTTAAAATCTTGGTTTGATGTTGTGTTTGAGTACAAAATATATCAAGATGAAGATGGTAAACCACATAGAAAACTTGTAACTGATATGGCGGAGTCATCTCTAGCTAAGGATAGATCAGGAAAACTAAACAAATACGAATCCCCTAACTTGGGCGATATAATCAACAAACTACTAAAGGAGTAGAAATGACGAAATTAAATCTTAATTTAATTAATGTAGAATCAACAGGTGGAGGGGGAGATGATCTCCTTCCTGCTGGCCAGTACACGGCCAAGGTTGTGGCCACATCATTACATGAAACCACTAACGGCCATGGGCTTAGGGTTACTTTTAATGTAGTTGGCGGCGACCATGAAGGCGGTCAGTTTTCTGATTTCCTTAACATCATTAACTCCTCTGAGAAGGCACAAAAAATTGCTCAGGGTAAAGTTAAAAAGATCATGGAACTCGGTGGACATCCTAATCCTGGTGCTCTCCAAGACTCTGATGAACTACATGGGCTTGTTGTTGGTGTTAAGCTTGTCCAAGAACCTAATTACAAAGATCCACAATATACAGACAACGTAGTGAAAGGTTACTCGGCCCCTACTTTAGAGCATAAATCAATCGGTGCAGCAGTCACCAAAGTCCAGGAAGTTTTTCCTAATGCCACAGTAGAGGTTGCACCAGCAGCTACAAGGGCCAAGTTACCCTGGGAATAGTCCTGGGGTTATTTGGAGGGGCCTTTTTGTAGAGGTTAGGCCCCTTCCCTTTTAAGGAGAAATCATGTTGGTATTAACTAGAAAAGTAGGTCAGAGAATTTTTATTTGTGATGATCTTGAGATCGTAGTAACTCAGATTAAAGGTAAACAGGTTCGGATAGGTATCCAAGGGGATCGCCATAAATATCCGGCATTAAGAGAGGAGATTAAAAATGTGGGTGATAATAGTGTGCGGATTTTTGGGGAACGGGAATTATCAATGCGACCAGGGGATAACCTTTGATAGCTATGAAATATGCGAGGAGTATGCCAGTGAAGTCAGTCTATCTAAAAATATTGATTCTTATTGTATTGAGCTTGATGATGAGTTGCGAGTACAAGACGAAGTGTAAATTAGGTCAGTGGAGAATTTTTGGTCAATGTTATGGCCCAGGAGGGGATTAGTGAGCCGTCGTAATAAGCATTACTTAGCACAGGAGAGAGACAAGGCAGGAATTACAGATCGTGCTCAGGATAATTATGAGAAAGGAGGCAGTAACCAAAGGATTAGGTTTAACAGTATCCGAAAGCTGATGGAGCGAACCCCTATCAAGCAATACCAAGGATACCTTACCAGGCTTTTAAAGCATGACCTTAGAACCTATGCATATGACCGATTAACAAAAGCACTAGAAGAAGTTAAGGCCACCGGAAATATAAAAAATCCGGAAGATACTTGGTTCATGTTTAAAGTGGAAGCAAATAGATTAAATGGAGATTTAAAATTAAAATGAAAATACCAGAGACAGGAATTATTGCCCAGATAGATAAGGCCCTAGAAATTAGATCTAGGGGAGAAAAGAAAAGAGATTATTTAGGAGCCTCCCTGTTGGGAGAGGAATGTGACCGGAAAATCTGGTACACATATAATAGGGTAGCCGTTATCCCTTCACCAAGACTACAGCGAATTTTTGATATGGGGAATATCATAGAGGATTATTTAATTAACCTCCTAATCGAATCGGGACTGGAAGTATGGGATAAAAGACCAGACGGCAAGCAGTGGGGTTTTGAGGATGGGCCTATTAAAGGCCATTGCGATGGAGTAATCCAGGGCATTCCGGAATCCTCTAAGCCCCATCTGTTGGAAATTAAGTCGGCCAAGAACTCTCGGTTTAATGAGATGAAAAAGAAGGGAATCCAATCCTCCAATTATCAATACTATATCCAGGCGCAAGTCTACGCATTAAAATTAAAATTGGATAAAATACTTTTCATTGTCTACAATAAAGACACTAGTGAACTCTACAAAGAGAGAATAGATGCCGAGCCTATCCTAGCAGAGGGTATGATTAAAAAAGGAAAAGAGATCGTGGCCATGAAAGAACCACCAGAGAGAGCTTATCACAGTGCTACTTTCTATAAGTGTAAGTGGTGTGACCACAGGGAGGAATGTTGGAATGGCGGCAAGTAGAGCAGCAGCAGCAGCCAGACTAAAAGAAGTTAATAAGTATAGAAAAAGGAATAGTCTTTCACCTATAATTCATAAATGGGTTACCTGCCTTGGTTGTCCTAGACAATTTACGTCAAAAGGAAAAGGGAATAGATTATGCAATAGGTGTAAAAACCCAGATAGGAATTGGTATGAGTAGAAAATCAGCATTGGAACTCAGATTTAAGCAAAGGATCTACGACTTGGACGTACTCTATGTAAAGGCCCTTAACGATATGAACTATAAGAAGGCAGAAATAACCGCCAAAACACTACAGTTTAATAAACTGATAGTGGAGTATGTGTGGCCGAGGAAAATACAGTGATAGAACCAGATGACTATGAAATTTCAGATATTCTTAGAACCTATTCAGGGCCAGATGTTTCAGATCTACCTTGGACAGATGAAATGGCCTGGGACAGATACCCCTTCCTTAGATGGCTTTACAACAAGGAAAACCTAATAAAATACTTAGGCCAAGATTTTCCTATATCGGAGATCGTGATTCACAAACCCAAGATAAACTTTTGGGGATTAGGGAAAGGGGCCTATATTGACATACCTAGCACAGTGCCTAAATCAACCCACTTTGTAATGCCTTTTATTAGCGGTGATCTGTACAGCACAGACTTTCTTATTGATGATGGTAGGTTCCTTGGATCAATGACTTTTAAGACCGAAAACGACATTGCAGACATACATAACAAGATCCTCTGGGAAGGCGTTAAAACCCCCTCTGAGGACCTTAAAACGAGCCTCCACAAGCTTATCAC